ACAGGATACACAGTTGAGTTAACAGGAACTGAAAAATTGGGAGCCCCTTTTTTAAATAGTTCAATGAAAACAGCTTTAACAGCTTTAGTTTCTACTGATATAATTGCGGTGGTTTAATATTGATAATTGATTTTTAAAAGCTATGAAATTAATTTCATAGCTTTTTTTTTGCAAAAAAAACAAAGTTTTTCGTTATATAGATATGAAAGTATTTAAACCGACAGATATAACGCATATTTTAAAAATAGTTCCACGTTTATACGTTGAAAATGTTACTTTATCAATACGTCACGAATTAACAGATACAACTACAATTATAACAGATTTAATTTCATTCAATGATAATGGTTATTTGAACATATCTTTTGATTTTGATTTTAAAGAGGGAGCAAGTTATGAGATAAATTGTTATACAGAAACGGAGTTAGTATGGCGTGGAAAGGCTTATGCGACTGATAATGAATTAGAAAATTACAAATTACTATGATTAAGACAGAAATTATACAATTATCAAGTTATGTACGCCCTACAATAGTTGAAAATAACTATAAAAATTGGGTTTTGAATGGCGAAAATAACGAGTTTTACCAATACATTATCGACAGATACAACGGAAGTCCAACTAACTCGGCTATTATAGATTCATATAGTAGAATGATTTATGGCTTAGGTTTAAATGTTAACATTCCACTATTTAATAAAAAAGAAGTACGCAAAATTGTAAAAGATTTCGAGATGTTTGAAGAGGCGTCTTTTGAAATTATATACAAAGGTGGCAAACCGCTTAAAATAGTTCACACCCCGAAAGAGAAATTAGCACCCGAGAAAGCAAATGACGAAGGTAAAATAACAGCTTATTACTATTGCTATGATTGGAGCAAACAACAAAAGTACACACCTAAAAGAATTGACGCTTACGGATATGGTAAGGGTTCAAATAGGAGTGAAATTTTTGTAATTAAAGATTATCAAGTAGGTCAGTTTTATTTTTCAAATCCAAGTTATGTAAGTGCGTTGCAATATGCAAAAGTAGAAGAAGAAATTTCAAACTTCTTTATTAATCATATTCAAAATAAATTTATGGTTTCAACTATCATAAATTTAAACAATGGTATTCCTGAAAGTGAAGAAGAACGAAACAAAATAACAAGACAATATAAAAATGGAACGACAGGCACAAACAACGCAGGGGTTGTAGTTGTATCTTTTAACGAGAACAAAGATACAGCAACTACAATTGAACAGGTGCAGGTTGTTGATGCGTACCAACAATATGACTTTTTAAGTAAAGAAGCTCAACAGAAATTATTAGTTGCTCACAAAGTGGTTTCAAGTTCTATTTTAGGGATTTCAAATTCAACAGGTTTTTCAAGCAACGCAGAAGAAATTGAAACCGCATTTAACGAAACGATGCTGAATGTTATACAACCGAAACAAGAAATAATTTTAGATGCGTTTCAAGAAATTTATACTTTAATTGGAGGTGCTGAAAATTTAGAGTTTATTCCATTAAGACAAGCTAAAAAAGACGAGGCACAAAGTGGAACTGAAGTAGCAATGGCAAAAGAGGAAGTCAATCCAACAGCCGAGCCTTTGATTGAACTTGGTGAAGATATAAACGAAAATGAGTGGGAATTGATTGACGAAAGAGCAATGACAGGCGAGCCACAATTGACAGAAACTTCTTTGAAATTAGCAAGCGTTGTAGATAGTATTCCACTTGCACCAAGCGAACAGGATAATGAACTTTTTAAAATTCGTTATCAATATGCAGGGGAGCAAACAGGGGAGCGTGATTTTTGCAACAAAATGATTAAGGCAAACAAAACATATCGTAAAGAAGATATAGAACTTGCAAGTACAAAAGTTGTTAATGCTGGACTTGGAGCAAATGGGGCAGATACTTATAATATATGGCTTTACAAAGGCGGAGTTAATTGTAAGCATTTTTGGATGCGTAAAATATATCTTAAAAAAGGTAACAAACAAATTTCTGTAAACCAAGCTATTAAAATGATTTTAGCGTTAGATCCTAAAGATAGAGAAAATGCAAGGCTTGAAGTAAACGACCCTTTGGTGGCACAGCCAGCTCAAGAAAGTAATAATTATTTTAAATTAAAATAATAATGATAATATTATTAGAAGACAACGATATTACAAAAAACACGCCTTTGGGGGGTAATATCGACGTGGATAAATTACGTCAATGTATTTTAGATGCACAGGCTACACGATTAGAAGAGTTACTTGGGGAAATTTTGTATGATAAAATAGAAACCGATTTCGATAACAACGTTTTAAGCGGTGATTATTTAATTTTGTATCGTGATTATATCAAACCATTTTTAATTCAACAGAGTGCAACGGAATACTTAAAAATCGGGGCTTTTAGTATTGCTAATAATGGAATAACAATACCTACACCTGCAAATACAACAGCAGTAACAGAGCAAACTTTGTCAAGAATTGTAAACGAAAGACGATTAGTAGCTGATATGTATGCCGAAAGAATGAAAAAGTGGCTTTGTAAAAAGCAATTGCCAGAGTATATAAGTAGTTCAGATGCTATTGTAAACCCTCAAAGGTCATCAAATAGCGGGTGGCACTTCCCTAAACAAACAATAACAGAAGACGAATACGTATTATGGAGACAGCTAAAAAATCGAACGTAAAACAAGAAATCAATATTAAGAAAATAGAAATATTTTTAAAAAAACAAGAGGAAAATGATAGGAAAACTGAACATACAAACATTAAGGGGAGACACGTTTAGTGAGTACCCTTTTCAAATATTGATTAATTCAGTAGCTTTGGATTTAACCGATGCTGAGGTTAAAATAGATTTAAAAAAAGATGCGTGTTCAAGTCCTTTGTTAACTTTGACAAGTGTGGCAAATAATGGTATTACTATTACAGATGCTATTAATGGTAGGTTTGTAATTAATGAGCAAATTTTTAATATTCCTGCTTGTAATTATGTTTATGATATTCAAATTACTTTGTCAGATGGTAGAGTTAAAACTTGGGTAGGTGGCTATTTTCAAATTATTAATACTATAACAATATGAGTGATATAATAGATATTAATGTAACGCCAACTATTGAAGAGGTTACTATAAATACAACGCAATTTCTAACTACTATTAATGTAAATACTCAAAGCGGTGGCGGTGCAGTCGATAGTGTAAACGGACAAACTGGCATAGTAGTTTTAGATGCTGATGATATTTCAGATAGTGGAACTACTAATAAATTTGTAACAAGTGCCGAGAAAACCGCAATAACACATACCAATAGAACTATTTTAGATGCAATTACAGAAGCTTTTACAACGGCTTTAAAAAGTACCTACGATATGGCAAAAAGTAACATCGATGCTTTATTGTTAACGGGTTCAAGACTTATAACAAACTCTGAAATAACAATATTAAGTAATACAAGCGGTACAAACACAGGCGATAACGCAACAAATACAACCTCAAACTCTTATGCAGATGCAAAAGTAACAGATGCAATAGTTGACGGAGTTACAACGGTTGCACCATCACAAAACGCGGTTTTCGATGCGTTGGCTTTGAAAGTTGACAAAACAAGTTGGATTGACATTTCAGCAACTTCTACAATAGTTGGATTTTCGGATTTTACAACTAAACAAATATGGTACAAAAGAATTGATACTAATTTAATTCTAGTAAAAGCTAATTTAGCTGGTACTTCAAATAGTGGATTATTGACTTTTACGATACCATTTGTTAGTGCAAATAATGTCACTAATAATATATCTTCGGCTTACGTGGTTAATAACGGTATATATACTTTACCAATAGCAGTAGCAACCTGTAATCCAAATACCTCTGTTGTAAATGTATTTAGAGATGGCGTAGGCACACCTTTTTCAATTTCGGGTACAAAATTAGCTCAAACAACTATATTAATCGAAATACAATGATATATACTTTAATAAACGAAAACGGAACTTGTGGTGGAACTATTGGAATTAAGCCCGAACACGATAATTGGACAGAAACGCCTTATTTTGGTGGTTTTGTAAAAGAATTTTGGAATGGCACGGATTGGGTTGAAGGTGCTACAAAAGAAGAGATTGACGAGTTCAACGCTAATTACAACAACGAATTGGATATTAAATACACTAAATTAATTTCAGAATTAGTAGAGAAATATGTTCAAAAATTAGCAACAAGACAAATACCAATACCAAAAGAAATTTTAGAAGAGCAACAAAGATTAATAAACGAGTATAAACAATTAATACGATAAGACTAACTTTAAAAAATAGAAATTATGCCTAGAATACCATCATGTGCCTTTTGTCGAAAAATGACAGAAACCCTAAAAGAAAACAAAAAAACATTTTTGATTTATTCCATTTTTTATCTTTTTATAATTGAGTTAATAAGTTATCCATTAAATAGTTTAAAAAACTATGCTTGTTATTGGTATCCGTTATTAAGTAATACTGGGTTGTTTTTATTGCTATTTTCAATTTATTTATGGAATGATAAATTAAGGTTTTGCTTTAGAAAAAACCTTGCTATATTGTTTTTGTCTATGTATTATTTGTTTGGAAGTTTGTCAATATTATTTAAAGTTTCTGATAACTTTTATACAAATTTCACTTTATCAATATTGCTTTTAATTTCAGTATTGACTTTTATTTTATCAATCTTTAAAAAAATAGATTAGCTATGTTTGCATCATTCCATTTTACGCCCTACTTCACTAAATCAATAGTGGTTTTAAAAACACTAACAACTAAAAAGGGTTTGGTGTTACTTCCTGCCGTGGCTACTTTACCATTTATATTAACCAATACACAAAAAGCAATAGTAGTTCTAATAATGCTAATGATTTTTGATTTTATAACAGGAATTGGGGCGAGTTATTTTAAGAAAATAAAATCTGAAAAAAATAATCCTAGTCTAAAAAAACAAAATCTTATATCGTCTGAAAAACTCAAAAAGTCGGGAGTTAAATTTTTGCTTTATTCAATGACAATTTTTAGTAGTTATTTTTTAGGAGTAATTTTTCAACTAAAAACATTTACCATTATAGTTTCAAATCTTGAAATGAATCTTTGTATTGGCGTGATCGGATTTTGGTGCATCGTGGAAAGCTATTCAATATTCTTCGAGAATTTTAAAGAAATGGGAATCGATGTAAAATTGATTGTAAAAAGATTGACTGATTTGGTAACATTTTTTAAAACAAAGGCTAATGAAGTTTGTGATACTGAAAAATAAATAAATTATGAATTTATCAAAAAATTTAACGTTAGCTGAAATGCTACGTTCAGAAAGTGCAAAGCGAAAAGGAATTGAAAACAAACCTTTGCCAGAGCATTTAGAAAATATGAAATTACTAGCAGAAAAAGTGTTCCAACCTTTGCGTGAGCATTTCGGAATACCAATTCATATTAGTAGCGGTTATCGTTCTAAAGAATTAAACAAAGCAGTAGGTGGTTCACAAACAAGCCAACATTCAAAAGGACAAGCAATGGATATTGATATGGATAATACCTCAGTTAGCAATGCTAAAATATTTCATTGGATAAAAGACAATTTAGAATTTGACCAATTGATTTGGGAATTTGGAAAAACAGCTAATCCAGATTGGGTTCATGTTTCTTTTGCTAAATCAGGAAACAGAAAGCAAGTATTGGTTGCTAGAAAAATTGCAGGAAAAACAACTTACTTAAATTTTTAACTATCAAATAAAATTCATATATTTGTTTTTTCATATTTTAATTATTTGTTATTAGAGTATAATACTATCGTGAGAAGTATAGCGTAAAGTCTGGGAATACTCGAAAATTAAACCACTCTCAAAAGGGTGGTTTTTTATTTAAAAAATATTTTTGTATCTTTGTAAAAGTTCGTTGACGTATTAATGAAATCTATTTGGACGTGGGTTCGACTCCCACCACCTCCACAACGCAAAACGTTTATGTTTGATAAGTGTCCGAACATTCGGAATATTTTGGGGGTGCTTGGCTTTGACAATAGATAAGTAAGTAATATCGAGAGCTAAAAAAAAATAACCGACAACGTTATTAATTTGAATAATGCAACATTAAGAATGGCTGTGTAATTCCGTTTAAAAGAACGAAATCTTATAACTTTTAGTTTAAGTTTAAAATACGACCCTTCTAAAGTCGAGATGCAGTGTAAATTCTGTAAAGTTATTTAAACCTATCATTAATTTGATAGGTTTTTTATTTATAATCAATATAAATAGTAAAAATTAATTAAAATAAGTTTTTTTAATTAAAATAAGTTTATTATTTTTGTACTCAGATAACACTTAAAAAATAGAAATTATGACAATTACAAGAACAACATCAACAGGTAAACAAGAAGTATTATTGACTTCTGGATTTTTTAAAACAAGAGAAGTTATTGAAAGAGACGGATTGCAAATTCAATATTTTGACAATATTGAAGGTTCAAAAAAAGTTAAAGAATTGAGAGCTGATTGCAGAATTCCTCAAATGAAAAAATCAATTATTTTAAATTATTCTTAAACTAAAAAATCAGGGGTGCGACTGTAACGCATAATTATTATGACAGCAAATTATAAAGTAGATAGTAAACATAGTGTTTTATCTGCTAAAAATAATGTAATAATGGTAAAGAATTACCACAAAAATAATGAAGTATTTGTTATTGCAATTTCTGACATTTATGAACACGATACAACTCATTTAATAGGAACTTGGAAAATTAAAAACATAAAACAATGGCAATAATTAACGAACCTCAGTTTTTAGAAAAATTAACAGCTTTAGAAAAAAGAGCTTATAAAATCAATGATGTATATTGCATTGATTTAAGATGGCATTTTACAAATCTTTTTGACAAACCCGAGAATGAATGGTTTAAAGCTGATAACAAGATGTTTACTGATACATACGATATTTGCGTAAAACTTTATGAAATGAATTTAATCTGTAAAAAAGAAGAGCCTATATACAGAAATGGTAGTTATTGTGGAAAAAATGTTTATTTCAAATATAACAAAGATTTAAAATATGAATAAATTAAGAGAGAAGCTTGTTATACAAGCATTATTACCGTATTCGTTAAATAGACATTTTGACGAATGGGAGAAAATCACAGATGATTTTACTATTGCTTTTACCGAGTGGTTAAACATTCAATACAGAGAATTGAATCACACTTTAGCATTTAAAGAAAAAACTTTACCCGAATTACTAATTGATTTTAAAAACGATGTTTATGGAAAGTAAAAAGAATTTATGGTTAATACCAACGGATAAAGAGAGTATATTATTTATTGATAAATATGACAAAAAGTTAAGATTATTTAAAAAACCAATGGTTTCGGAATATGCTGTTAATCAAAACATCTACATCACTTCTGATGGGGAAATTAAAGAGGGAGATTATTATTACAATGAAAGATTAAATAAAATTTTTCAAGCAATTGCAAAATCAGGTTATAATACTGTTGATAAAGAGTTTAAAATAATTCTAACAACAGACAAAGACTTAATCAAAGACGGAGTACAAGCTATCGATGATCAATTTTTGGAATGGTTTGTAAAAAACCCAAATTGCGAGTTTGTTGAACCTGAGAGAGGGTTTTATGAAAATGCTGGTAAAGTAAGCTACAAAATAATCATTC